AGCAACAGGCAGACCATCACAAATCAGATGGATTGATGCACCAAGAGTTTCACAAGTACTTGATTCAACCGGTGAATTAGTAATCGGCTACCAACTAGAAGCACAAAGACTTCCAGACAATGGTGTTGGATCATTGATTCAATTTACTGGCATTGATCCAGATGGTGTTTTGAATCGTGGTGGCAGAACATTAAGAACAGCAGCAGCACTTGAAAGAGCAGTGTTTAATTATGCTGAAACACCAACACCAAGTGTTGTATTAAAAGCAAATGTGCCAATGGATGCAAACAAAGCAACAGCAATCTTAAACGCTTGGAAACAAGCAAGACAAACAAAAGGCACAGCATTTTTAAGTGACAATGTTGATATGCAATCAGTTGGATTTAATGCAGCCGATCTTCAACTTACGGAAGCAAGAGAATACCTCGCGAAAGAAATAGCCAGGTTAATGAACATCCCTGCATACTATTTAGATGCATCAACAAACACAATGACATACTCAAATGTTACAGCCGAACGCAGAGCACTTTTAGACTTTTCATTGCGCCCATTGCTAACAGCAATTGAACAAAGATTGTCAATGGATGACATAACAGTTTCGACACAATATGTTGAATATGATTTGGATGACTTCTTGCGAGGTAATCCATTGGAAAGAGCAGATGTTTATTCAAAACTAATTCCATTGGGAGTGCTCACAGTTGATGAGGCTCGCATGGAAGAAGATTTAGTGAGGTAACAATGGAAATCAAATTTACAAGCGACATATTGACAGCCAACACATCCAAAAGAGAAATTACCGGAATAATTGTACCTTTTGGCAAACCTGGATTCACAAACATGGGCACAGTGGTATTTGAACAAGGATCATTGCAATTAGGTAATGACATCAAATTGTTTGAAGATCACGACATGAACAAAGTGCGTGGCAGAATGGTAAGCCACGAAATTACACCAATTGGAATCATTGGCAAATTCAAAGTTGCACGCACATCAGCAGGTGACGATATTTTGGCACTTGCACAAGATGGATTAAAATCCGGATTGTCAATCGGTGCATCAATTGACCAATACGAAAACAAAGAAGATGAAGTTTATGTGACAGCAGCAAAAATTCTTGAAGTATCAGTTGTTGATACTCCAGCATTTGCTGAAGCACAAATAACAGATGTCGCTGCTCAAAAAGCAGACGAAACAGAAGTCACTGCAATCAGCGCAAGTGATGAACAAACAAACCAAACCGAAAGTGAGGTCACTTCAATGGGAAATCCTGAAGAAGTAACTCCAGTGGTCGAAACTGCGCCAGAAGTTGCAGTTGAAGCCTCTAAAGCAGTACAAGCACCAGTTGCTTATGCAAAACCACGCGTGAACACAAATGTTACTGCTGGTGAATATGCAAAAGCACAATTCAATGCATCAAGAGGAAACTCAGATGCACGCGATCTAGTTGCAGCAATTGATGCAGCAACAACAACCGAAAATATCGGTGTTGTACCACCAACATACCTACGCGATTTAATCGGCATCATTGATAACTCAATGCCATTTGCTGATTCATTAGAGCAAGGTGTATTACCTGCAAGTGGAATGAAATTCTACCGACCAGTTATTGGAACACAAGCAACCACAGCAGTTACAGCAGAAGCAGTTGAATTTGATTCAACCGATACAACAATCACTTCAAAAGAAATTGATGTTGTTAAAATTGCTGGCGCAAACAAAGTATCAGTCGAACTTCTTGACAGAAGCGACCCTGCATACCTTGATGTGTTATTGCGTGAACTTGCAGCATCATGGGCACAAAAAGCCGATGCTTATGCAGCCTCAATTGCATTAGCAGGTGCAGCAGTTTCAACTGGTGCAACTTTGTACGCAGCAATTGCTGATGGTATTGCAGATTCATACGCAGTACTTCGCAAAACTCCAAACAGATTCCTTGCAGACACAGGAAACTTTGCAGAGTTACTTGCAGCAGTAGATGGTTCACAAAGACCACTATTTGCAGCAGCAGCACCACAAAACGCAGCAGGTCTTATGACCCAAGGTTCAACAGCAGGAACAATCGCAGGATTGGGATTAGTTGTTGATCCAAACTTTGACACCGGTACAGGAGTTAAAGGCGTAGTTTATTCAAGTGACGCTGCAACAATGTACAAGTCAAGTGCATTCCAACTTCGCACCAATCAAGTTTCAACGGGCGAGGTCGAGATCGGAATTTACGGCTATGTCGCTACTTGTGCGAAGTATCCAACTGCATTCCGTAATTTGACTGTTGCTTAATTAGCGACCAAAGAGTTGCCTGGCAGGTTAGACCCCTGTCCTGCCAGGTAACACCACACGAAAGGTAAGACATGGCAGAAATCATCACAGCAGCAGAACTACGATCTGCACTAAACAATGTGAGTTCAAGTTTATATTCTGATGCCGTCTTAACTGAAATCATTGACACAGCCGAATCAGTTGTCGGCAATCTTTTAGTTCAATGGAACGCACCAATTGATAAACATTACACAGAGAGTGCAACTTCAACAGTTTTGCATTCAACAAAACCCCACAAACTTTACGCAACACAAGTAGTCACAATCACTGGTGTTACTGGTCATAATGGATCAAAAACAGTATCTGAAATTGTTGATGAATTTACTTTCAAAATTACAACAGCAGGTGCAACTGAACACAATTGGCGAAATATCATCCCAAATGGCTTAGTTACAGTAAATGGTCTGTCACAATACGCAGATGTTGCACCAGTTGAATCAGCAGTGCTAACAGTTTCATTAGATGTATTCAAAGCACGCACAAGTGCTGGATCAACACAACAGGGACTTGATTTTGTCCCACAACCTTACATATTAGGCCGTACAATCCAAAACAGAATTATTGGAATGCTTGGCGCATACATTGATGTTGAGGCCTTAATCGGATGACATTAGCAACACTACGCGCAGGACTTAAAACAGCCATCACATCAAACAGTGTTTATTCAGTTGTTGATTTTGGTGCAGAATTTGTAACTACACCAAGCATCATGATTTTGTCATCTGATCCATGGCTTGAACCAGTAACACTTGGAAACAATAAAGCATGGCGCGTCAGATATACACTAGAATTAGTTGCAGCACCAAACACAAACCCTGGTGCATTAGTACAACTAGAAACAATGGTTGCCACAGTGCTGCCATTGATTCCACAATCTTGGCAGATACTTTCAGTTTCCAGCCCAAGGATACGCCAAGCGAATAGCAATGATGTTTATTCGGTTGAAGTGTCAATTACTACAATATACAATCCATAAGAAAGGATAAACAAAAATGGCCACATCAGTATTAACAGGCAGACAAGTTGCCTGCACCTACAAAGCAGTGAACTATGATGACCAAATTACCAGTGCAACTGTTACATTAGATGATCCAAACGGAACTGTTCAAACCTTGAATGGATTAGTTGATTATGTAATTGACAAAGAAGTTGGTTCAGTAACCTTAGAAATTCTCCAAGACTGGGGAGTTGCATCAGGATTCTGCGACACACTTTGGACAGATGCAGACACAAACCCAACAACAACACAAGCAATGACTTTGACAATCAACAGCAAAGTTATGACCTTGACTGTATTACCTAAGCGCCCAGATTTTGGTGGCGCTGCACCGGATGCATTAACTGTTTCAGTAACAATGCCAATCCGATCAGTTTCAATCGCGTAACTATCGAACAGGGGTCACCTTAAATGTTTAAGATACAAATAGAATGGAAACTTGCAGATGGAAAGTCTTTTGAAGAATGGACTATTCCATGGGAAATTGCGCAGGCTGAAAAAGAAACTGGCACAACTTTCTTGGAACTATTCAAAAGAGAATTGCCACCAAGCATTGAACAACAATTCTGGCTTGCCTACCAAATGCAAAAACGACTCAGTGATAAACCAGTTGGTCGCTTTGAAGATTGGCGATCAAGCGTTGTTCACATCAATTCAAAGGATTTTGCAACAACAAATTTTACACAGCCGGAAGCATAGAGCGCACCTTGATAGAACTGGCCGTTATTTCGCGCCAGCCATTGTCAGAGTTCAAAACGCTTTCGGCAGAGCAGGTATCAACAATTGCAGATGTGGTGAGTAAATATCATGGCAACTAGAGCATTTGAAGTTAAGATTAAAGACGCTGACATTAACGCCATTCGCAAAACTTTTAAGAATATGGATCAGATTGCTCAGGATGATTTGAATCGTGCAGCAAATCAAATTGCAGTTGAGGCAGCCTCAGCAGTTGGATCAGCATTACAAGCAACACCACAAGGCCAAGCAATTGCCAGGTCAATCAAAGTTTCAACAGGATCAAAAACACCATTTTTTACAGTTGGTGGAAGTTCAATCAAATTAAAGAATGGAACACCAGTTGGTGCAATTGCACTTGGTGTTGAATTTGGATCATATCAAGATAGGCCACGCAAAAGAAAAGGCAAATCAACTGATTACATTGGTTACAGACAATTCCAACCAAGATCACCACGCGAGGGCAGAGGTAATGCAGGTTACTTTATATTCCCAACACTCAAAGCATTGCAACCTGAAATAACTAAAAGATGGGTTGAGCAAGTTGATAGAATAAGACGAGAATGGCGCGAGAGGAACTGACATGGCAGATATTAGAACACTGAAACTGCAACTGCTTGCAGACACAGCGCAATTCCAAACTGGACTAAATAAAGCACAAGACGATACACAAAACTTTTCAAACAAAGTTGGTGGATTTGTTGCAGGCGCAGCCAAAGCATTTTTAGCATTAGGCGCAGCAGTTGGCACAGCGGCATTTGCAATTGGTGTCAGTGCAGTCAAAGCAGCCATTGAAGATGAAAAAGCACAGAAGTCTCTTGAAACAACTTTGAAGAACGTAACAAAAGCCAGTGCAGATCAGGTTAAAGGTGTGGAAGCATACATCACAAAAACTTCTTTAGCATTTGGCGTTACTGATGACAAACTTAGACCATCACTAGATAGGTTATTAAGATCAACAAAAGATGTAACTAAAGCACAAGATCTTCAAGCACTTGCGCTTGACATCAGCGCCGGCACTTCTAAGGATTTAAGTTTAGTGTCCGAGGCTTTAGGAAAGGCCTATGATGGAAATTTTACAGCCCTTAAAAAACTTGGTGTACCAATAGATGATTCAATCATCAAATCAAAAGATTTTACCAAAGTAACTGAAGTACTTGCAGCAACATTCAAAGACCAAGCAACAGTTCAGGCTGAAACTTTTGCTGGCAAAATGGACAGAATACAAATTGCCGTAAGTGAAGCCAAAGAATCATTAGGTGCAGCATTATTGCCTATCTTGGAAAAGATTGCTGGATTTGTTAATACAGAAGTTGTACCAGCCATTCAAGGATTAGTTGATGGATTAACTGGACAAAAATCAATTCGTCAAGCAACACTTGATGCTGGTGGAAACGTCAATTTATTAAAAGATGATTTGAATGATGCAAATGAATCTGGTCGCAATTTAGGTGAGGCCTTAAGAACATTAGCAGAAACAATTGGAATTGTTGGTTCAAGTTCCGGAACTGCAAATCCAGAGTTTAGCAAATTTGTAGACAATATAACTAACTTGGTAAAAGGTGTCAATGATTTATTTGGTGCATTGCAAAGACTTGCATCAATTACTGGTGGAGTAATAGATCTTATTGGGTTGCAAGGATTACTAGCAAGAGTTGAATCTGCTGGTGAACGATTCAGAGGCGCACCAACATCCGGTGGTCAATATCCAACAGTTGTAAATCAAACAAATAACTTTGGCGCACTTAATTCTAAATCAACAGCCAACACAGTTTTGAAATCATTAAATGATGCAGCAAAAACTGGTACAGCCAACAAATTTGCCAAGCCACTAATACCAGGCAGATAATCTATGCCTTGGTCACCTAATGCCACAGTAAAGATTAACGGCACAGCAGTTACTAATTACACCCTTGAGGGTGTTCAAATCACTATGGGTCGTGAAGATGTACAACAACAATCAAACGCAGGCTTTGCAACAATTCAATTTTTAGATTTGCCTTACACTGATGTTGAAATCTTTGATACCATCACAGTCACCCTGAACAATTACACAGGTGTTGATACCACAATTTTTACAGGGTTAGTCACAGATGTTTCAGTTTCAGTGCTTGATGCTGGCACAACAAACACATTCATTACACAGATCAGTGCATCCGGTGCGCTTTCAGAACTTGCAGCCAAAGAAGCAAACATTGTTGGCTATGCTGAACAAAAAGATGGTGATCGTATTGTCTCAGTTGTCACTGACACTTTTGGTTTTAAATGGAATGAATTACCTGCAACACAAGTGTGGACTGATTACACCACTGAAACTTGGGCTGACTTATTAGGCGTTGATGTATCAGCAATTGATACTCCTGGAACATATGATCTGTTTAGTTCCGTTGCAGCACCAGACCCATTGAATGCTTTGAACTATGTTCAAATTGTTGCTGACTCAGGTTCAGGCTTTATCTATGAAACTACATCCGGTGGTATCGGTTACCAGGATCAAGATGCACGCGCAGACTATGTTTCAGCCAATGGCTTTGTGAACATATCTAAAAACTTTATTCTTGCTGATGGCATTAGTGTAACTACATCAAGAAATGACATTATCAATGACGTAAGAGTTGTTTATGGCGCTGCACAAGATGTTATGCAAGTTGAAGAATTAGATTCAATTAGCCAATATGGTCGGGTTACTGACACAGTTGAAACATTCTTAAAAAACTCAGGTGATGCTGACACATTGGCTGATCGTCTAGTACTTCTAAATGCTTATCCTCAACCAGTAATCCAAGGCATTCAAATACAAATTGATGCACCAACTATGACATCATCATTGCTTAATTCACTTGTTGGTGTATTCTTTGGCATGCCAGTATCAGTCACAGACTTCCCTGCACTCTTGTATCCAAATCAATTCTTTGGCTATGTCGAGGGATGGTCATGGGACATTGACAGGTTCACTGCACGCTTGACTTTGAATGTTTCAGACTTCACATTCTCAGCAGTTCCAGTGGCGTGGCAAGATGTATATGCTGGCGAAATCTGGAGTACAATAGACCCATCACTACAATGGCAAGATGCCTTATTAGGAGTCAATTAACACATGGCAACAACTACACCAAACTATGGCTGGACAGTTCCAACTTCAACTGATCTTGTCAAAGATGGCGCAACAGCAATCGAGACTTTAGGTGATGCAATTGATGCATCCATGAACACAGCCCTTGGTACAAAAAAGGCTGGAATGGTCTTACTGAATACAACTAGTTTTAGTGGAGTAGCCAGTCAATCAATCAATGATGTATTTAGTGCAACATATGATTATTACAAATTAGTCTTAAATGTAAAAGGTTCAACAAATAATGGTATGAATTTAAGATTGAGAGTTTCGGGTGCAGACAATTCAACTTCAAATTACAAATTTGGACAATTAAGATTTGATTTTAGTGCTGGTACTAATAATCAAAGCAGCAATGGCACAACACAGTTTACTATTACTCACACTACAACTGAGTTTTATGGTGCTCAAGAATTAACTTTTTATTATCCATTTAAAACTGAAAGAACAACAATGTCAGGGACTGGCACAGGATTAAGGTCAGACTATACAAGTGGTACTCAAATGGTCATAGGTGGATTTTTTGATGCTAACACAAGTTTTACAGGATTTACTTTAATTGGAAATGGTGGCACTATTACAGGAGACGTGAGCACTTATGGCTACAACAAATAAAATTTTTATAGGTATAGATGACCAAGTTATTGAATTAATTGGCGCAGACAAGGAAGCCTTTATTGCTGACCAAGAAGCACGTCAATCCGAACAAGCACTACTTGAAGCCAAGGAAGCCGAAAGGAAAGAAGCACGCGAATCTGCTATCAAAAAACTTGCAGAGATCGCTGG